TCTATATACTTCTCTACCCCGTTGTGTACATAAATGAGTTTGCTTTTCAGCTTGGGATTTAGGACGGCCAAGAGGATTAACCTGTTTCTTTCTTTATCTCCCCTTACGCTTCCCTGAACAACTATGTTCCGAATGTCCAAACTCTCGCCCGTTACCGTCACGCCATCCTGTCCAGCACCTTTAGAGGTATAGATATTGTTCTTTATGCCATCAACGCCCGATATTTCCGAACAGAAAAAAGGACTCCGCACGGAAAACTCTATGCTTTGCCCTTTTTCGTTTAGGTATGTTAGCTTTTCAGTTAGGTTCAATTTTCACCGCCTCCCTTAAAAGTTTAGAGCTAGCTCACGCATGGCGTTTCTGTTTAACCGTGCTGTCTCGGACGGAGTTAATGGAGTTGGGCTATTAATTACTAGGTTTTGAACTATGCCGCCTGATTGCATGCCACTCAATACGCCTCTCGCCACTTCCTGAGCGGTTTTAGTGATCATTGCCTCACTTGCTTCATGGTTATAGATTTTAGACCCACTAGGGAGGCTGTATACTTCGTAACCCCGTTCGTGCATGGTTGTTAGGCCGCCTTGGAAGTTGTTTGTTCCTAGTGCATTCCCTGGGACGGTCATATCGGCAGTACCAGCAGAGGATTGAGTGCTTATCCAACGAATGATCGGGTTATTAGCGAACCACACCCTAAGATTATCCCACCCACTCATAATGATACCATTTTGTGCATTCACCTTAGATAACACATCGGCATTCTCTCTTCCAAGTTCTCCCACAACTGCTGCGTGCATATCTTGAGCTTTCTTAACTGCCCCCGCCCTCTTCGTTTCGGCAGCGGCAATCGTCTTCCGGGCTTCATCGTCAGATATTGGGACCCCTTCGGCTCGTTGCCTGGCAATAGCATCAACAACACCTTGCTTTTGAGCATTGGCAGCGGCGATTGTTTTGTCTCTTTGGCTCGCGCTCTGCTTAATTACTTCTGAAGCTTCAAGCGTTGCTATATTCGTCTTTTCCAATTTAGCCTTTTCCATGATTACTTTTTGTTCTGTCTCAGATGCCGAAAGCGCTGTTATGGCTTCTGTCTGCATCTTAGCTTTAATTGCCTTGATATCGTCTACTTCTTTTTGGGTTAATGTTCGGTGGTCATTTGCCGCTGTGTCCATTATCAATTTAATTTGTGCTTCGTACTTAGTTAATTCAGCTCCCTCGGACGTATGATTGACTTGCATTTTAGAAAGAACATCCTTGGCATCTACCGAATTGATAAGACCTTGATCCGTGTAAAACTTTGTTAATGTTGCGAGATCCTCGGTGTAATGCTTATCTCTCCCGGCTTTAATATCGACACCCATTTTCTCAAAGGTTGTGGTCATATCGGTAGCAATTGCTTTGGTTATAATTGTGTTATTGGCTTGGAAGGATAAGAGGCTAACCCCAACTTTAGTATTGAGGTCCATATATGCTGTGACTGTTTTTTGAGTAGTCGCTGATACTTGACCTCCAAAGAGATCTATTGCCGGGATAACTTTTTGATTGAGTGCTATTCCAACCCCGACAGCTGCTAGACCAACGGCTGCGATTGCCAGTGTAACCGGATTGAGTAATAATGCCGCCGCTCCTGCGCTTGCCGCCGTTCCTGCTACTGCTGTGCCCACTCCTGCCGTTGCTACACTCGCCACTCCCGCCGCCGTGCTTGCTATGCCCAATGCACCCGCGACCGTACCAAATGCTGTAATCAGTGACCCGGTAACGACTAAAACTGGCCCTATGACCGCTGCAACACCAGCCACGACAAGGATTGTCTTCTTCGTTCCCTCTCCGAGATCCCCAAATCCTTTGGCCATTTCAGATAATTTTGCGATTACCGGTGTAACAACAGGTAATAAATATGACCCCATGTTTGCGCCTAATTCTTTTATGGTTTCTCCGAATATTCGTGCTTGGTTAGCGGTTCCCGCCCCGGTACGAATAAAATCACCCTGGGCATTGTTGGTAACGGACATTACATAGTTATATCTTAGTTGAGTTTGCTCGGCCTGCGTCATGTCGGCTATCTTGGTTTTTATGCCTTTGCTTGCTGCAAAATCTTGTAAGTTTGCTTGTGTCATGACGATTCCAAGTTGCTTTAAACTTTCAGTTTCTCCTGTGAAAATAGATGATAAGGCTGTATTTGCTTCACCGATTCCTATATTTTTAAAAGATGCTAAATCTCCGGCCAATCCAACGAGCTTTTCCGACATCACTGCCGCACTATCGGTCGGTAATCCCATACTTGTCGCCATATCGCCATAATTTGAAACCATGTCAAGTGCCGTGCCTTTAGCGATGCCAAAAGATATCAATGTAGTATCTGACCACGTCTTTACACCAGCAGAATTTTTTCCAAAAGCAACTTCAACCTTGTTCATGCTTTCATTCAGGTCGCTAGCTAACTTCGCGGCGGCTACACCGGCTCCCACAATTGGAGCGGTTAGTCCCATTGACATCTTCTCCCCGGCGCTCTTCATCCCTTCTCCAACCGTCTTCATCTTGGTACCGACAGAGCTTAGGGTTTCCCCCAATCTAGTCCAATTACTGTTTTGGAGGGCTATGCTTCTTGCGTTATTTCCGAGCGTTCTTTCCAAGTTGTTAAGCTCGGCATTGGCGCGATTGACCGCTTGTTGCCACCCTTGAGTGACCCGGTCATTCTCTCCGTATCTTGCGGTCGACTGTGCTAGGCCGGAATTTAATTGTACTAACTTTTCTTTTTGAGTATCAATTTGCTTATTTAGCACGCCATTTTGAGCGGTTAACGCCCGGCTGCTTTTATCGTTTTTATCGAAAGCGGATGTTACCGCAGACATCTCTGTCCCTAAAGTTTTGAAGCTGGTATTTAAGGCATTGATTGCTTGACGGAATTCTGCCTCACCTTCTATTCCTATCCGAGGTCCAATATCGAAAGCCATGTATTTACCTCCTTTCTTCTATAATCCAGCGTCATCAAGAGCATTTGAATGCTTTAGAACTGCTTTATTGGCCTCATAACTCAGTAAATCAAGGTAGTAAAATATGTCCATGTTGTCGATGGCATCAAGCGTCCAGCCATCACCAAGTAACCCTAAGTATGTCTCTTTCATCCAATCTGTCAGGGTAAGTTTTCCTCCTGATTTGTTACTCTTGGGGAAACGTATCAAGCCTATCTGCTACACCATTAGATATCCTTTCTAGGATATCGATCAAAGTTGGATATAAAAGGCCAGACTCAAGTCCATCGTAGAATTCATCCCTTGTAAATTTGTTTTTATAGACTTCACAAGCGAAATCCACGAGAACATCCAGGTCTTCAGGGGTAATCCCTTTGGTGAAATTTACTTCCTGCTTTATTTCCAACGCTCGCCTTGCCAATCGCGCCTTTATTTTATTTGTCACGAATGTTTTTATTTCAACAACGTCTTCGCCGTCTTTATCTTGACCAGTTATGAATTCAAGTTTTAATTCCATAATTTATAATTCCTCATTTCCTTAAATAAAAAGAGGGCGTTTCCACCCTCAATAATTAAACTGTGAAATTAACCACATAATTAGTAGCAAGCGCAATCCCGGACGCACTCTTGATATTTGTGGTTGCAACGAGGATATAGGTTCCCACTGTCAAGGCGATAGCAGGGTGTACTGTTACAACCGTATTAAGGGCGCTAATAGCCAACGTTGCGGCTACTGCAGTTCCGTCAGCAGCCATGACAAATACGTTAGCCGGGGTCATCGTCGAAGGCTGAATTGCCTTATCGAAGGTTAGCACCAATTCAGACGCCGCTAAAACTCCGACTGCGGCGTCAATCGGAACGCTTGTTACCGTTGGCGCGACTGCATCAAAAGGCCCAGTGCCTGGTACCGTTGCGAGGAAGTCTAATATTGGTGTCCCTTTAGTGTCTTCATCGGCAACTTTTTTCCAATCCCCATTTTTATTAGCAATACCAAGCCCGGCTACTTTTGGAGTCTGGAAGGTTATCTTTTCCTCTTGGGTTTTTCCCTCTTCTCCGATTTCCTCGAATTTAACTTTATACAGCCAAACAAATCTGCTTTTTCCGTTGGCCTTGGTTCTTTCGTAGCCTAACGCTAAGTAAGGGGCCTGGTCATTTGTGTTGTACGTTAGAGTACCTAATGCCGCATCAAGCGTGTGCCCTAAAAAGTCGGCTTGCACTTCGAGTGGCATATCCTGTGTCTCGAATTCTACTGGGATATTACCTAGACTTGTAGCGGTTTCCACTGCTACATTATTAGCGTACAGAGTGGCCGTGTCTGACTTTGGGGTCACCTTAATGTTTATAAGCGGAGGTGCTTCTTTTACCGGCCCGTAAGTTTCTAGCACTTCATCCGTCATGATCGCATAGACTAGTTTTGTTATGCCCGTGGCTGCGCTGTTTACTATTGGCATACTTTCTACCTCCTATAAGTTTAATCTTTGGATCTCTTCATTGATAACTTGACCCATTTTTTCAACGACTTGCCCCTTGGTTGCGTTTACTGCAGGTCTCACAAATGGCCTTTTTTGTTGCTTGGAAGATCCGCTTTCCAAAACTCGAGCTTTTAATTGGTTTGCGACTCCGTCACTGCCGTACCCATCAAAACCAATTTTGGCATTCCAATTACCGGACGCATCTTTCTCGATCGGGGTTACACCAAATGAATCTACTAGCTCATTGCTCGCCTCGGATGATAGTACCCCTTCGAGATTGCTTTTGATTTTGTCCGCTATGATATTTGCGCCCTCGAAGATTGCCTTTTTCGCGATCTCATCGGATTGAGTGGCGAGATGTGAGAGAGCAAGTGCGAATTCTTCTCCGGCCATGAACGTCATTCTAGCCAAACAGACCACACCCATTCATGGTGGATTTTCTTGGTATCCGGCTCGTATTGAACCGATTCAAGCCTGAACGCTATCCCAGCATCGTTCAAAGCGTCTTGTATTTTCTTACAATTCACATCGGCATCGATTAGGGTAAAATAGTCAATGGTGCCAGTAATGGCCTGAGACTGCATCCTGTTATTTGCCCACACCGAGTTGTCTTGCCCGTCCTCTGACCACACAATGTAGGGGCAGACCATTCCTGTCCCATCGAACTTACGGACGTTACTCGTGACCGTCAGGAGGGCTGCCTTTATATCAGCCAGTAGCATAAGGCTCACCTAACCTCTCAAGCGTCAGGTCCATCGACGGCGGGTTGGCATCCTCAATGTATTGGATTTGCATAACCCTGTATTGTTGTCCATCGATTAAGATCGCCACTAGAATATCCGTTGGCTTTTCAGATAGCCCCCTAACCTCTGGACACCGGATCACAAAGTCAACTTTGATGTTATTTTGCATGGCTGAGTAATAACGATTAAGGCCGACCGTTCGCTCTTTGTAGCGGAGGACTTGTTTGAGCACTAGTCCTTCAACCGGGAGATCTCCGGGCTGAGCAAGGTCAGCCACCTTGTAAATGCTTACCACGCCATCAGGGTATGATTGGAATTTGGCTTTCAACATATGCCTTGACCTCCTCGCGTTGTTGCAAGGATAGGAGCATGGGCAGGTAATTTACCTCGAACTCATCAAGAGCATTTGACCGGGCATAAAAGCAATAGTCAAGCAAAAGAGCCCGCGGTAAGTCCTCAATAGAATAATCAAGAGGAACGCCCGCTAGGCTTTCCAAGCGAGCCATTCCTCTCCCGATTATTCCGGTTAGTTTGAGATTTGTTTCAATGTCTACCCAGGTAATGTCTAGGTAATTTCTAACTGATTCTAATAATTCACTGGGTGTCATTTTTTCCACCTACTTTTTAGGTTTCTTAATTTCCTCAACAAAAAGAGACGTGGCGTTTATTTCGCCACATCTCTCTTTTGTTACTTCGATTTCGTCTCCGGACTTGTAGAGGATATCGTCTATTCTGTCGATGAAGGTCTTAATCACTAGTACCTTCATCTTAAATTACCGGGATATTGTAAACGGTTTGGATTGTTGGGACCAATGCGGAAATGTCGGCATAGACGAAGGCTGTGTTATCCAGCGGCATACCATAGCCGTAGAGTTTTACGAGGTAAACTCTTTCGTCCTCAAGGAATTTATATTCGTCTGAAAACTCAATTTTGCCCGATTTAGCAGTACCAATACCCATAAAGTAGCGGTTAGCCAGTCCGAATATAGCCTTACCTGCTGGAATTTCGGTGGACTGAATGACCGTAGTAGGGAATGCAAAGACATTGTTAACATATTGCCCATTCGCATCCTTGACGGTTGTCGCGGGTACTACCCTAAGGAGATAATCCTGCGGATTGACGATCATAATCACACTGTTGACGACTCGTGGATTTCCTTTTGCATCTATCGCCATAGTAGCAAGCAATGCGCCATATGAAACGGGATCAAGGCCAGTGACTGGTACTGTAGCTTTCAGAGGATAAACCCCACCGGTGACGACAACACCGTCCTGTACTTGGCGATTCATGCCGATTGGCATATTGAGCCCAGTACCGTTGATGATGGCCGCTTCAAGGCCAAAAGCGATTGCCTCAGACAAGATAGCGCGAACATAACGGTCAAGCCACGCAGGGCCGAGATCTAACATCGATTTTGCTACCGGGAGGAACGCAGATAATTTCATTAGCGTCATGTTGATTTTCTTAAATCCGCTCGTGAGCTCGGTTACGATTGCGGATGTTAAGACTCCCCATGTTGCTAGCTGTTTTGTGTTTGTGTTTACAATGTATTCAATCAGCCCGGAGGTGTTTTGGAAGTTGATCACATTCAAGAGGGGGTGATTTGCCATAAGATCATCGAATACCGCGTCGATTGTGGTGATCGGCAGCACAGGTGTAAGGTCAGCAAGCGCCTGTCTTGGGCTGTTGGAGCGCATGGCCTCGATAACGGCCTGATAGTATTTGTTTTCCTCGGAGGTAAGCTGACGAACGCCTCTGGATACAAGGACTGTGCTGTCTGCCGATTGAACCATTAAGTGTGCTTCGGCCATAACGGATTCTTGGATGTTTAGGCTAAATTCAGTGAACGCCTCAGCAAAGGCTTCCTCGTTACCATCCTTGATGGCTTGGTTTAACTTTTGGAGGATTGCGTTTTTCTCTGTTTGTAAAGTGTCTTTGTTTTTCATGTTTTTCTCTCCCTTTTTTAGCGGAACAATGCCGCCATTAATTTTAATGTTTTGTTTTCTTGGGGTTCCGGGTCGGGTGTTGGTTCGGGTTCAGGTTCTTTCGGAGGCTCCGGAGGTTTCTCCGGGGGGTCTGGCTCTTTAGGTGGCTCGGCTAATTCGCGAAGTTGAGCAGCCAGTGATTTGTTGTAGCTAAGTTGCTGCTCCATCGATGTGTTCATCTTTTGCAGCATTTGCTTAACTGTGGTAAGGTCCTTTTCTTCCGCGATTATTTCATCAGCAAGGCCATATTCGAGGCACTGTTCAGCGGTCAGCTGCGTTTCGGCATCTAGTAGTTCGATAAGCTTTCCTTCGGTCAGTTTGGCCCCTGCCTTTTCTAGAAAGGCTTTGCGGTTGCCCACCATGATAGCTGCGAGATCGTCGGCTGCCTTGTGAAGTTGCTTTGGATTGCCAATTGCAATACTCCACGCATTGTGAATCATTTGCATTGTGTTTGAGTACATCTTGACTTGATCGCATCCCGTTAATATAAAAGCAGCCGCCGAAGCCGCAAGCCCGTCTACATATCCCGTAACATTTGCGGGATGTCTTTTGAGTTGGTTTCTGATTGCCATAGCTTCCATTAAGTACCCGCCCAGGCTGTTGACAAAGACATTAATCTGTTTTACGTCAGGGTGCTTGGCTAGTTCCTCCTTGAAGAATTTGGCTGAGTTCTCGGATTGAACGTAAACCATATTCACCCAGTCGATAGCAATATCTTCTATGTCGCCATAGATGAAAAGGTCTAATGTGTCTGGTTGTGCTGATTGTTTTAATTCCCACATTTGTTTAGCCATTATTTTTAGCCCCTTTCAACATTAGAAAAACACTCCAATGGGTGGAGTGCCAAATTGATAGTTTTTTCAATTTTAATATAAGGTTTATACAAGTTTAATTTTGCGGTCTTCCTGGACAGGAGTTACTAATTGTATCAACTTCAAAAGTCCCGCTTCGTCAACAAGGATGGTTCCTGTCTCGTTGTCAAACCCCAGGATACTTTCAAATCTTACCTTGGAGTCCCTCCAACTAAGAGCCTTAAATAGCTGCATTGCGATATTAAGTTTTTCACATTCAGAGCAAAGCATTGTCCCGGTTTTTGGCTCTTCATCTAACCATCTTTCCATTTCCAATGTCCCACCGCATTTGTCGCATCTATCGCCATCTATTTTAGAGTACCCGATTTGCTCATGGCCGCAGTCGATGCAAGTAACAACCATTCTCCTACCTCTAAACTTCACATCCATTATGGTGTACCTCCTCCCGCGTTTAAAGCATTTAGGACGTCCTCAACGGTACTGTAATTTTTTGTGATGAAATGCTGCCAAGCCCATGGCTCGTCGATTATTTCCTCCCCTACCAATTTGCGAATGTCATTAATGCAGAATGCTCCACTTGCTATCAGCTTGTCGATAGCGGTAGATACAGACAGCAGGTCAACATGTAAAATAGACTTGGTATCAATTTTCAGATAGTTTCCTTTAATAAATTCTGAAAATCCATACCTTTTTCGGTTGATCTCTTCGGCCAACATGTCTGTTAACGGATCAACGCAAAACGTGAGATAAGTTACCATTGCATCCTTTATCCCTGCGATATCGCCCTTCGCTAAGGCCGGCGGGATGCCAAACCCCTTCGCTGTGAAGTCTGATATGTCGTCGGCCATGGCGCGAATGTCCCGCGTGGTTGAATCGGAGTATGTCTTGCTTCCAACGTCGGTATAGACATATCCCTTAGGCAACGGAAGGACAGCATTTTCAGCAGTGAAAAACTTTTTAAACCGGTTATTCATTAGATCCTCAAAGGCGCTTTTAGCCTTTTCGTCACCTTGTGCGATAGTGGCATAATCCAGTATCCCACGGCTCCCCCGCGACTTCTGGTAGGCTTTCATGCCGTAGGCAATAAGCTTGCCGTAGCCCTCATATATGCCGTTCGTGACTTTTCGCATATCCTTTTCGGATAGTTTAAAGTACATCACTTCGGACATATTGTATTTCTTTTGGAATGTGAAGTTCCCCACGGTAACGCCCTCAAACGTATTGTCCACTAGTGCGTATTCGGTTTGCTGAAAGCTGTCAGCTATTAGAAGCTGGCTGTTTTCCTCAACGATCAGGCATTCGTTATGTCTGTAAAGCTCGGCTATGAGTTTGTGGGTGAATGCTGAGGAATTTTGATTCTTGTTGGGTGAAATGTTCCAC